ACGCTTGGCATGTACGCAAAAGACCTACCGGACATGCAAGGCGATGCAATAAAAATATTGAATGATATAAAAATATAAAAAACATGACTTGCTTGGGTGGGAACAAGCAAGTCATGTTTTTTGGGGGCACAGTAGGCCTCCAATATAGAAAAAAGAAAGGAACAATTATAGTATATCATTATTTTTGAAAATGTAAACTTTGGAATCAATTACGTCCTGTAATGCCCATGATTTAGATGATAACATATAAATATCAAACGCCTTTGAAGGGCGTTTTTTATATGTAAGGAGAAGTATGGCAAAGCTAAAAGAACGATGGCAAAACGTACAGCCTCTAAATGAACGACAAATTCAGTTCGCACATGAATTTGTAAAAAGCGGAAACGCTACGCAATCCGCTATTAGAGCGGGCTATACAAGGTCTAACGCATGCAGTATCGCCGCAAGGCTTGTTCAGCATCCGCTTGTACAAGAACTTATTGCGGAACTCAACGAAAAGCTAAGAAAAGACCATCCTTCTTGTCTTGCGGATGCTACAGAAGTACAAGCGTTCTTGACCCAGTGCATTCGTGGTGAGGTACAAGAAGAAGCTATTTTGCCGGGAAAGGGGAAAGATGGAGAGCCTACAAAAGTAATGCGCACTATTCCCGGATCGGCACAAGTTAAGGCGGCAGAACTTTTGGCAAGAATTTTACAAATGACCACACTGCAAGAGAGTGAAGTTAAAGTCACTCTGGCAAGCGGCATAGAGCTTGGCAGCCCAAAGGGGGCGAGCGAAAATACGTAATGTCACATTGGATTATAATCCAACACCAAAACAACGCATGTTTCACGCTTCCACAGCAAACGAAATCCTTTTTGGAGGGGCAGCAGGGGGTGGGAAGTCTAAGTGTATCGTAATGGATGCGATCATGCGGTGCTTAACCACACCGGGATTTCAAGCATATCTTTTCCGGCGTACATACCCGGAACTTGAATCTACACTAATCCCCATGACGCTTGCAATGGTTCCGGGAGAACTGGGGCGCTATATAGGTTCAACACACATCTTAAAGTTCAAAAATGGATCTTCAATGCGCTTTTGCCATCTTCAAAATATTACGGACATATACAATTATCAGGGTGCAGAAATACATGGGTTATATGTCGATGAGTTGACCCACTTTAAACAAGAAGAATTTGATTATCTGCTTACGAGGCTTAGAGCGTCTAAAGCCATGGGCGTTGTGCCCATCGTGCGTTGCGCCTCGAACCCAGGAAATATTGGTCATGGTTGGGTTAAGGCGCGTTTTGTGGATGCGGGGCCGCACGGGGATTTAATAAGGCATTTGGTCAGGAGTGAAACACTTGGAATTGAAAAAGAGATTGTAAGCCAATACATCCCTTCATTGGCTATGGAAAATCCATATATTACGCAAGACTATCTACTTGAGCTTGAACGAAAGCCCCCATCCCTTAGAGACGCGCTTCTTTATGGTAAATGGGATGCGTTCGAGGGCAAGGTATTCATGGAATTCGTTGATAAGCCTGAACGATATATGGATCAACGCTTTACCCACGTTATTTCACCGTTTGAAATACCTGCGCATTGGAGACGATACCGCTCTATGGACTGGGGTTACTCCAAGCCGTTTTCCGTGGGTTGGTGGGCGATTTCTCCGGACGGAACGGCTTATAGGTATCGGGAATGGTATGGTTCGAGCGGACAGCCGGATGTAGGTTTACTTATGACCCCAAGCGAAGTTGCGCGGGGCATCATAGAAAGAGAATCTCAAGAGCGAAGAGAGGGTATCAAAATTCTTGGGGTTGCCGATCCCGCGATATGGGATGTGCAAACGGGCGAAAGCATCTCGGATAAGTTTGCAAAAGAAGGCGTATTTTTTGACAAGGCTGATAACAGCAGGCTTAACGGTAAAATGCAGGTGCATTACAGGATGGCATTTGACGAAGAAGGTAAGCCTGGAATGCAAATATTCAGCACGTGCAAAGACCTGATCAGAACGCTTATCTCTTTGCCTTATAGCCTAACAAAACCCGAAGACGTGGATACAAAAGCGGAAGATCATGCCTATGACGAAATGCGGTACTTTTTGATGGCGTGGCCTACCGCGCCAAAGGCTAGCATACCGCCTAAAAAACGTCTTTTTATAGACCCACTCAACCAAAACATGAGGTGATACAATGCCTACAAATCTAGGCCATACGGTTGTAAAAATAAAAAACGGAATAATAGAGCAACCATTACCAGCAAACGAGCGTGCCCTTGTAGAAAGGGCATATGCGTTGTTCGAGGGCTTTCGGATTGATACCTTGGAACAGCGTGAGCGCGCAGCAGAATGCAGAAAAATATTCTTGATGGAAGACCCGAATCAAGACCCTCCGGGCACTCCAGAGGTTGCTAAAACCGCACAACTACACACATTGGAATCTACTGTAGTTGCTTGTGTGGCAGACCAGATGGACAACATGCCGGAAGCCGTTATGATACCAGAACGTGCAGGGCTTGAACAAGTTGCGGAAGATCTTACGGATATAATCCGATATATCCTTGATCGCAACAAATTCGATGCCTATTACAAGGCTCGTTGTATGGATATGTTTATCACCGGTACGGCTGTAACGCAGATTGTATGGGATGCAGATATGTCGCGCGGCAAGGGTGAGGCTGCGCTGATTCTCCGCCCAATAGAAAACTTTTATTGGGACCCGTCTTCTGATGATATACAGGATGCGCGCGCACTATTCGTTGCGTCTTTTCACCCGCGTTCATGGTATCAGGAGCATTTCCCGGAAAGCGCACAATACGTAGTTTCGGATGTTTATGCCGATGAAGAACGCGCATTAAACGGCATACAGCAACGCAGCGTAGACGATGATCTTGCGGATGAAGATATACTAATGTTGGAATACTGGTATCGAAAGTACGATGCATCTAAAAAACAATATCAAATACATGTTTCATATCTTGCGGGCGGCGTGTTGCTCTACTGCTCTGAAAGAGAGCATAAACATGGCGTATATAAGCACGGCATGTTCCCGTTTGTGTTGGATGTGTTTACACCCATACAAGGCAAGCCTGTTGGTAATGGTATGGTGTGGGGGTTCAGGGAAATGCAGCGCGCTGTAAACCGCTATGCATCTTATTTGGATACCAATGCACGCATGTCCTCAAAGATAAGACTTTTGGTAAACCAAGCCGCTGGCATCGATGTTGATGACTTGACAGATTGGAATAAAAATATAATCAAAGGCGATCAAATCGGTGAAAACGCCCTGCGATGGTTTCAGTCTCAACCGCTGAATGGCACCGTTGCCGCTCAAATGACTTCATTTCAGGATCAAATCAAGCTGGATAGCGGCCAGAACCAGTTTTCGCGTGGTGAAGGCGGGTTAGGAATAACTGCGGCATCCGCAATTTCTGCGCTACAGGAGGCAGGCGGAAAAACTTCAAGGCTTTATACCGCAGTGCTTAATAGTGGTTTCAGAGCTATAGCAGAACAATTGCTATGGATAGTATATCAATTTTACGAAGAAGACAGAAAAATTCTTATTACCGGCAGGGATGATAAACGTAGAGAAATCTCTGTTGGATCAAAACGCATGGGCGGTGATGAACCGCATTATACCGTGCAAGTACAGGTGCAGCGAAAAAACCCCATGCGCATACAGGCGTTCAACGAAACTGTATTGAGCGCTTCCCAAATGTACGCGCAAAACGGTACGCCGTTGCCCGTCTCTACTGTTTTTGACGCTATGAATCTTGATGGCAAGGAAAGAATCATGGCTATCTTGCGGGAGGCAGATGCAAGGAATGATCAAATGCAGACGCTTGCATTGCAGGCGCAACAAGCAACACAAACAGCCGAACAATTAGGTGCGCAGGCGCAACAGATGGCGCAAGAAATTGAGCAGCTGCGAAGGGTTATACAAGAGCAGCAGCAGGCGCTTGCGCCAACGTCAACGCCTCCACAAACAGCATTGCAGCTGTAAAATGTCCCACAATGTCCTTTTATAACATGATAGCATGTAACTATCAAACGTCCCGCAAGGGGCGTTTTTTTATACACGCCGTAAGGTGAGACAACGCGGATAGGCGCGCAAAGGAGAAAAAATGGAAGAATTCGGAATGCAAGCGGCCACAGAACCTCTTGAATCAGCACTGATGGCTGAACAGGCGCAAGAACCAGCGGTATCGCCTGCCGTAAACATCAACGATTTGCTTGTGCAAGAACCCGCACAACCTGCTCAAGTCTCTCAAACCACGCAACCCACGCAGCAAGCGCAGCCACATGATAAAACGCAAAATGAACAGCCTGTAACGTTTACGCAAGCGGATGTTGACCGCATTATTGGCAATCGGCTGTATGCAGAACGCCAGAAGTACCAGCCGGATGCGCAACTATCTGGCGCGTTCCGCGCCATGTTCCCCGGCAAGAGCGATGCGGAAATTCAAGCTGCGATAACCGAAACCATGGCGAAGGAATACGCGGCTGCAAATGGCGTGAATGAAGCGGTTGCCAAGGATATTTATGAGGCAAAGACTTTGCGCGCGCAACAACCGGTTCAGCCGGATGGAAACCAGAATATCACAGCGCTTGCGCAGCGGATATTGGATACCAAAGCGCAGCGTGGAATTGACCTCACAGCCGCGTTCAGCGGGAATCCTGCGCTTATAGATATGGTATCATCCGGCAGGTTATCCGTGGATGACGCGGTCAATATGCAGCTTTACGCACAACCAACACAGCAAACACAACCTGTTCAACCGCAACCCGCAAAACAGCCGGCTCCCGCTATGCCGCTTGCCGTAAGGGGCGGCGAACGAAATATAAAATTGGACATAACAAACATGTCCACAGATCAATTCAAGGCAATTTCGGATGCGCTGGAACGCGGGGAATATGTACAAATCGAATAAGGAGATAAAAATATGCCAGCCAATATCAACCCGGCAACAATGAATCTTTCAACAGATACCGCTCTAATCCCCGGAATTCTACAGCAATACTATGACAGAACCCTTCTGGAGAACACGAAGCCTAAGCTTGTGTTTTACCAATACGGCCAAAAGAGGGGATTGCCGCAAGGAAGCGGTAAAACAATTCAGTTTAGGAAATGGGGCACATTTGATGCAAATACCACTCCCTTGACGGAAGGCCAGCCGCCCAATGGGCAAAAGATGGAGCAAACCGAGGTTACTGCTACGATCAAACAATACGGTGATTTTGTCGCGTTGTCTGATCTTGTGCAATATGTACACCTCGACCCTATCCTTAACGCTGCTGTAACCGCGATGTCAGACCAAGCAGCGCTTACCCTTGATACTCTCACCCGAGACGCAATTTCTGCGGGTACAAACGTATTGTACGCGGCAGGCACTTCCCGCGCAGGTCTTACCGCAGCGGATGTGCTGACGAGCAAACAGATACGTCAAGCTGTGCGTTCGCTTAAAAATGCACGTGCTCCGCGCTTTGCGCGCGATGGCTCCTCAGATGGATACTACCTTTGCATTGTATCTCCAGACACTACCTATACACTGCAAGATGATCCGGATTGGAAGTTTGTTGCGGAGTATCAAGCAAAAGAAAAAATCTATACCGGCGAAATCGGTAAGCTGTACGGCGTAGTTTTCGTTGAAACCACGCAAGCACCTGTTTTTGACGGCGCGGGTTCCGGAGGTATTGATGTGTCTGGAAGTCTCGTCTTTGGGCGTAACGCCTATGGCGTTGTAGACCTTGGCGGCGTAGGCAAGAACATGAAAACAATCATCAAGCCGCGTGGCTCCGCGGGCACGTCAGACCCGCTGGATCAGATCACAACGGTAGGCTGGAAGATCGAAGGGTATACTTCGCTCATTTTACAGCCTGACTTCATTGTACGTGTAGAGCACGCTAACGCAGCTTAAAGGAGAATAAAATGAAAAATCAGGAACTTAATTACGAAGATGATCAGCAAGAATCCGAACAACCGGAAAAGGTAAAGAAACCCGCTAACGCGTCCGCAGAGGACGCAAAAAATAGGGCTGATACAAAGAAGGCAATCGACAAGCAAAAGAAGGTAAGGATCATGCTGCCGCGTTTGCCTGGAGACCAACAAAATCATGACGTAGAAGTTCAAATCAACGGAATAAAATATAAGGTTCCGCGCGGCGAATCCACGGAGGTGCCAGAAGCGATTGCGGAAGTGCTTGCCCATGCTCGCATGATCTAAGGAGTGAAACGGTATGGAGTTTATACAGATCAAAGAATTGGCCGTTCGCCAATATAACCTTGACACGGATGATTTACCGGATGTTGAGCCGGATATTGCAGGTTATGTGAACGATGGTTATAACCTCGTGAATCTGAAATATTATAAGCCGTGGCGCAAGGAAGAAATCATGGTTGAAGATAACTTCATACCGTTTTCAACTCTTTCCACAAAGCCCATTGGACTTGTGCGTGTTCCGGGCGCACAGTCCTTTGGGCGTTTTAACGAGGTAGACCAGCAAATAGATTTATTTTCCACATACAAAGCTCCAACGCTAATTACCGTTTGGTACTACTACCTTCCCCGTCCAATGGAAGATGATGATGAAATCCCAAAGGTTCCAGAATGGGTACATCCCTATATCGGGGATTATGCCACGTACCTTTTATATCGCAATGGCAATTCATCCAAGCAAAACCGTGGGCAAGAATTCCTTGCGAGGTTCCTTGACGCCATGAGGCTACTAAAGCCTTATGGATATAACATGTTGGGGCAAGATAGATTCCATGGTCTGTACACCCCAAATTATATGGTGTAATATGGCTACAAATTATACGGGAACGATTGACACCAGCTTTTCAATACGTGGATTCAGAGGGATTAATGAAGCTGGTGGACAAAAGAATATCAATCCAGAATATGCCGAAGAAGCGGAAAATTGCAATACGCGCGGCAATATTCTCGCGCCTGCAAGGTTGCCTTTGCGGGTGCTTTCTGAATTACCGAGTGCAATCGGTACGTTGGCTTGGTTCCATCGCAGATGGACTTCGGACGAACAGCAGGATGTGCTTGTTGCCGCAGCCGGAGGGAAGTTATATGCCCGTAGGTGGCATGACAATGGATGGCGTATGATCGGGAACGGATATCAATCGGATGATTGGGATTTTATCACCTATGAAACAAATCCAGAGGGATCAGAAGCGCCAATTGACGTACTGCTAATGTCCAATGCTCTGGACGGCATGATATGCGTTTATGGAAACGATTGGAGCGTTGAGCCTGTACCTACGCCAAAGAAATTTGGCGTTATATGCAGGCACGCAGAACGTATATGGGGCGCTTCGATTGAAGGCGATCCGGATATGCTTGTATATTCAGCGCCATATGACCCTTTCGATTGGACGCAAAATGACGAGTTTCCGGAAGACGGAGCAGGGGACATACTTCAACCCACGTGGGATGGGGATTCCTTCATTGACCTTGTCAACTGGGGAGATTATCTGCTTGCGTTTAAAAGAAATTCTGTATGGCGCATTATGGGCACAGACCCCGGGCAATACGCCATGGTACAGCAATATGGGCAAGATGGGGCTGTATCCGAAAATTCAATCTCGATAGACCAAGATACAGTATTCATGTATTCAGGAACAGGCGTGAGTTATTACTCCGGGAATGGCGTTGCTCCATTGCAGCGAGACGCTTTGTTAAGCGTATTTAGCAGAGTAAACAGGCATGCCATTGGCGGCATAACGGGAATTTGTTGGGAGCACAAATATATTTTGGCTTTACCGCTGGATAATTCAACGGTGAATAACGCAATAGTTGAATTTGATACGGTGGATAATTCTTGGATGCTTCGCACTGGTATACAGGTTGCAAGCTTTGCCTTGTTCAACGACAAGCTGCTAATGACTACACCAACGCATCCGGGACTTATATATGCCTATGATAGCGGATTGCCTCAATCCGCACGTTGGGTAATCCATTGGCAGGATCAGAGCGCAAAGAACACCGTTAAAAGCATGTTTCTTGTTTATATGTCTCTAGATTCTGATGAGGATACAGAACTTAGTGTTTCCGTCCAAACAGAAAAAAAGGTTAAGACCAAAGTTTTGCGCGCAGGCCCAAGCTATAAAAAGAGAATTAAGCCTATACGGATAACAAACCAAGGAAGAGAGTGGAGGCTGATCGTTGAGGGTAAAGCAGGCCCTGCATGGCGTATTGCGTCCGGAATTCAAATTGATATGGAAACGGATGCTGATTAAATGAAAAGAAGACCTATAAAAATTACGCAGTTTCCAAGACCAACTGCGCCAGCTTCATTCGGAAGGCAAATGGATGTGTTCGTCCGCTCTGTGAACGATATATTTGAGGATATTTATCGCAGATATGGACGATTGCGATTAGAAGATTTGAGCGCACAGGTAAAAGACTTGCTTGGAACGTTCGCAAAAGAAAACGAACTTACCACGTTGGCGCAGGTAATTGAGGCACTTTCAGCATCTGTAAAATCAGCAGATGACCAGATAATTGAAAGAATAAAGCTTCTCGAAGCAGATTTAAACGTGTTCTACAAGGAGTTTACAGCATTCGAAGAGGAGCAAAACGCAAGATACGATGCGCTTGAAGAATCTCTTTCAGAGGAATTAGCATCGCTCAAAGAATCAGATACCTACTTGCAAAATCAAATAGATGAAATCAATGAAATAATAGGAAATACGGAGAATTAAAATGTTTGCAGATATCGTAAATATCATTTTTAGGCCGGAACCCGCTGGATTGACAATCGTTTCTGACCCGCCTTCCGGTGGCACGATGTATGATAACAACGCTGTGCGATTGAGATTCGTTCGCGATGGGAAACACTTTGATGATAATTTGTTTCTTTATTTTGCGGACAAAGAACTTCGTCCTTTTGGGCCTGTAAACTTAGGCCATGATAACTTCTATGTAATTCCGAACAGCCTTACACAAACCACGGAATTACACCTACAGTGTGCGTTTGTAAACAAAGAAGGCACGGAAGTCATGCGAACAAATGATATGGTTCTGCCGATAAGGCTATCCCCAAGCAATCAAGTGCCTCCGGAGCAATGGCCAGATCCCATGATGGAGCTATATCTTAAGGCAGTAATGGCGGTTACTGTAGACAATGTAACAGGAACGCTTACGCTAAAAAATATGGCGGGTGATGTAATCGCCAAGATTACGCCCACACGCGGCCCGGCAGGCCCAGCAGGTGAGGCAGGCCCGGCAGGCCCGGCAGGCCCGAGTGGTGGCGCCGGAACGATCGAAATCTCACGCGTTACATATGTTAAGCCAGAAGACCCAGCACAGTTTGCAGAGCTTCCGGAAAGCACAGCGGAAGCGAGAAAATATGAGTTAATGCTTCCAAACTATTCGGACATGATCAGCGCTGAAACTCAAACCAGAAAAGCGGAAGACGAAAAGTTAGCCGCTTTAATGGAAGACCCTTCTGTAAAGACCATTGTATTGACAATGGAATCTCTAAGTAACCGTACAATCTATTTATCCGGATGGCCAACTGGAAAAAGCTTAGTACACGGTACAAAAATACGTTTTATGATCAATGAAACGATTGATCTTAACACTAGTATAAGCTTAGTTATCAATGAATTGCCAAACATGGGGACTATTGTAGCATTAAACGATCAGGAACTTGGCCCGTTGGTTATAAGTACATGGATTGAACTTATATATACTGACTTAAATATAATTTCTACGGGTTCTATGTCTATAAATTCCATAACATCTGATGTATGGTGTGGCGCTTATTCTAAAACTCCTTCTTCACATGCGGATATCTCAAACCGTTTTGGTGCAGCAAGCGTATCCGAAGGCATTCAGACATATGGTCATGTAAGGCCGTCTGTTTCAATTCCGGAAAGCAACGGAACAGCTTCTGTTGGCGATTCACTGGATTATGCGAGGGCAGACCATAAACATCCAAGCGAAATAAGCGTTGCAGACCGCGAAAAGTGGGATTCAAGCGCAACGCAAAAAGACTTGGAGGCACTTTCAGAATTTGATAAACTGCACAGCACCACGGATGCATATAGGTGGAGAGACGCGCAGGATGTGGAAGAACGTGTAGAGCGCTTAGAAGAAGCAATGGTTTCCATAGAACCAGACCTTAACTCCATTACAGATATTAAAAATGCATCTGAAGGAAGTGGCTTTACTGTAACCAGCGCCCAAGGCGGCGTTGTTTCTTGTTCTGCTGTAAACGTTGTAGTTGCAGGGCTGGAACTAGTATCCGGAACTCTATTAATAAATGACGTAGAGCGTTGGTCTAGTTCCGGGTTGGTTACTATAGATTTAGCCGCTACAAAAACAGTAAGAGTAGCATATGGGGATGTAATTAAAACATCCGGTATGACATCTGTAACATATACCGCATACAAAAGTGTTACTCCGGATACGCCTCCAGAAGAATCCATAAGATATATGTCAACGATTATGAGCCCGGTAATGTCAAAAGAAGAAGCAATGCCGGATCAAATAATCCCGATACAACTTAATGCGTTCCCCGTACTTTATGTATGGTTCATGTGGGATGGTTCTCCTACAAGTTATCCTGTTCCTATGTTAACGTCTGATCTGATGGCTCCTCCCGGAATATTAATAAGAACCGGTGGAATGTCAACACAGGATCAAACGATCAATATATTCGAAGGAACAAATGTGGACACTAACCTTACATTTCCGGATTCGGATTTTGCGTCTTCTCCTGCTGCGATGTATCGTTCGAGTGTTATTGACGCAATGACCGGAGAAGAACAGGAAATCAAGTTCTATTTTATCCTTCAGGATGGTTACCCGCAAATAACCACGATAGTTACTAAACTAAATTAATAAAGAAGGTGCCGCTGTGGTTGGTCCAACAAGAAAAACAGACTTTAACATCGACATTTATACCGGGTTGCTTACACGCAACCCGGAAGATGCTATGTCATTCTACTTCGGTGATGATAGGGCTAACAAAATATATTTCAATCTTACGAATCAAGGCGAAGCCGTTGATTCAACCGGATATGAAATTACCCTTCGATTTGTGCGTCCAGACACGACAGAAGTATTTGCAACGGTTGCTAGGGATGATGCCGGTACGCTGTTTACGGTAATTCCGGCGCCTGTTTATAATCAGGTTGGCATCGTTACAATGAACTTATCGTTAAGCAAGCAAAACGAGACGATAACGGTCAATCAAGCACGCATACGTATCCGGGACAAGGCTGGTATTGATAGCATTTTCAGTAATGGTTGTGGACTTGAAGCGGTAAGCGTAGAAAAACTATTTGAAGCATGGAGGATGCTTGAAGAATCGCTTAGTATATTCGCAGAAGGCGATCCTACCATGTTGCTCGTACAGCGCTTAAGGGCAATCGAGGCGTTTGCGCAGCGCGATGTTGGCTTCGCAACTTCAGAACAGGGCAGTGCAGGCGAATCCGCTTTAAGCAATATTACATACGAAAATATATTTAACCTTGTGCTCGAAGCCATCAACAATGGCATGAAAGGCATTGACGCTTCGTCCGTGAACGGAGTGCCGGCAGAAGATATTGTTAATAAAAATGAACTTGGACAAATCATTACGGAGCTTGGCGGCGCGGCTACGCTTAATGCTGTTATTCCTGCTGTTTCTTGGGCGATTGAAACGGACATGTATGTATCCACAGTAGCGGTTGACGGGATTAAAACAGATGGATTCTTGTATCAACCTGCTCCGGCTTTGTTGAGCCACACGGAATTCTCAAAATGCGGTGTGCTTATGAGAGATATCACAACGGATGATACAATCACGTTCCAAGCCGCAAAAGCGCCTGAAAATGACTTGCAGGTTATTATTGCTGCTTGGAAACTTGCGGAAGGAGCAGAAGAAACATGAAATCAGTTGTAATAAATGTTCCAATGGGCGATTCTGTTGAGTTTAATCCGTCAGAGCCGCCCCCAAATGAACATGGCACAGCATATACGGACTATCCATTTACTCTTTCAACCGTATGGAATATACCCGATGACGCTGTTGCCCTACAGTTTTGGGGTGCAGGAGACGGGGGTGCAGGCGGTGCGGGCGGTAGAAGCGGCAGATATGCTACCCTGAATCAATATTTTGGTGGTCAGGGTGGAAACGGTGGAGGTTCTGGCTTTCTTGCCACATCCGCAAAGCAAACCGGGCTAACTGGATCACTAAGCATAACCATAAGAAATCCAGAAGATAGAACCTCGTTTGTATCCCATAACGGCACAAAACTTCTCACAGTATTGCCGGGAGGAGTAGGCGCAGATGGCAAAGGCGGAAATGGGACAGGATCAGATTCTTACAACTGGGGTAACAATTTTGGAGGTGCGAACGGAGGAGCAGGTGGCGGTTCAGGACGTGCTTCTAGCGTTACTAACGGTTCCGCTTACGGTAATGGGAAAGGTGGAAATGGGAATGGTTCCGTTGGTAGCGGAGATGGGGACGGCGGTGCCTATGGTGGCCCGGACGGAATGACGGGAGGTGCTGTATCTGCAAACACCGATCAATTTTACGCATTTAGCGATCCGGAATCAAAGATTTATCTTAAAGCCGATGGAGGAAACGGCGGCGCAGGCGGCGATGCTTGGATGGGCAGAGAAGGTAGAATAGGGGGAAAGATGGGCAAAGACGCACGAGGAAATCCATATGTTGGTACGCCGTATGGATGGGGAGGCAACGGAGGCGAAGGCCGTGTAGGCGGTGACAACGGACAGCGCCGTCCCGGAGAACCCGGAGGCCCATCCGTAATTGTTGTCCGTTGTTTCTGGGAGTAAGGAGGAAATATGGCTACACAAGCATTACCATCCTATAGAAACGCAGAAGAACTTGCGGGTTATCTCACATCTCAAATGCCCCAATGGAATCAGCGCGATGAAGCTGCGCTGCGCGCCGCAGCAGAAAATAAATACACGCCTATCTACAACAGCCAAGTAGAGGGAGCAAACCAACAGCAGCAGCAAAGCGATTTGGCGCTTGCACAGCAAATTGAGCGCCTTATGCCTGCATATCAACGTCAGGTAGAGGACATCAATGCCTCCACGGCAAGAGGGCAAAGTACGCAAAACAGGCAAGCTTTGTCACGAGGCATGCAACGTTCCAGCTTTAACAACGCAACCCTTGGAAACATTGCAAACGCAGGAACGAAACAGGTATCGCTTGCAGGCGAACAGCTTGCACAAAATACGAATCAAATCAACGCGCAGCGCACGCAGCTAGCGCAACAATTGGCGCAAACGCTAAATCGACTTGGCACCGATAAACAGATGAACATAGCCGGATATATGGACGATTCACGTCAGCAAGATTTTACAAATGCCATGGGCGGTTTTGACGCATTATCGGCATTCCAGCTTGAACTTGCGCGCCAACAGTATCAGCGTGATGCCTTGGCACAGGATCAAGCGCAATTCGAGGCAACAATGAACGCGCGTTCCGGTGGGGGAGGCAGCGGCAGTCGGTCATCTTCACGTTCTCCCGCGCAAACCCAACCTACGGTTTCAACAACCACAAGCCGGAAGCCTTCTGAATCTGCTGGGCTTATGGGAACTATAAGAATTCCTGGACAATCTATGATGGGTTAACGGAGGATAAAATGGCTTATTGGAGTGATCGCGGACAGGAAACCATACGAAAGCGCAAAGAAGAAGAAGCGCAGCGCATAGCGGAACGAGAAGCGCGAGTTGAAGCTGCTTCTGCCGCGCGCGTTAATGAGCAACGTATGGCAGAACAAGACATATACACGCCGGGAAGCGCAAGCTATAACCCATATAAGCGTTCTACACAATCAGAAGACGTGAAATCATTTTTTGGCATTGACCAGTTTGACGATGACTTTATTCAGCGCAACGGATATTTAGCTAACTATGCACGTACAAACGTGGATGGATCACTGCTATCTCCAACAAAGGATGCCACACAGGAAGAAATTGCAGGCTTCTATATGCGCAAGATCATAGAAGATGATATAAATACAAAGTCTGCTCAAACCGAATGGGACGGGCTAAGGGCTTATGTTTCAGATGTGAAAAAATCACGTCCTGATTTGTCAGATGATGATATCATCGGAACAATAAACTGGGCTGAATATCCTACGCTTAAAAAAATGGATGACGAGAAGGCTTCTGGAGGATATTTACAGCTTAACAGGGCTTCTAATTATAACCAAGATAATTTGCGAAGCGTCATTGCGGAGGCAGGCCGCGGCAAAGACGTAAGCAAAGATA